TTAGAAAAACATATGAAGATACGTAGGTATTTTAGTTAGGAAAAATAACATATAGAGAGGGTTATATGATGAAGACAAACGATATTAAAGTAATATACCCAATTTTTGGTAAGGTTCATATTAAAAATTTGAAATGTGATGGACATTTAGAGGCGATAAGAATAACGGAGGTTGGGATAAAGTATTTAGTGAGATATATTGACAATCGAGAAGTTAAAATTAACTTGTTTAGCGAAAATGAATTAAAAAGGGTTAAAAACAATGAAAAAATTAAATAATAAAGAGCTTTTGGAATTGCTTGAAAATGATACGAGCGAGTTCAATGACTATCGAAAGAAATATAAAGATCAGATTATAGATTTTAGTAATATGAATATTATTATCAAATATCAAAAATACAGAATTAATCTTGAAAATATTAAAATGAATGAATCTACAATATCTATCGGTGGATATTGTGATGATAGGTTTGAGGAATGTGAGGTATTTGAACATTGATACTACCAACCAAGCATATTACTTCGAAAGACTCTCTATTAGGTATTGGATCTGATATGATTTCACTATTAAATGAACCCATGACAGTTTCTTCTCTTTGGGTTAGCTTCAAGCAAAAACATAATCGAACTAATAGAATCTTCTACCATACCCTGTACCTGCTCTATATTATTGGATTGGTTGATTTTAAAAACGGAAAAATTCTAAAGGTTGCTGAACAATGATCCACGAAATAAGAGCAAATAAGGATACGTTTAAAACCATACGGTTTAAAGACGGCGTTAACATTATTTTAGCTGATAAAACAGAAGAATCCGATGAAAAAGACTCTCGAAATGGCATAGGCAAAACATCGATCATTGAAATCATTCATTTTTGTCTGGGCTCAAAAATTGAGGATGAAAAAGGCCTAGGAAAAAACGAGCTTAAAGACTGGGTATTTGAACTAGACATTGATATACGTGATGAAAAATATACAATTTCTAGAGGCACTAGCAATCCTGAAACATGCACTATTCAGGGGGAGTTTGAAAATTGGGACGAGCATATCAAAAAAAATGTATCCGGACACAAAGTCCAAATTACCCCTAATGAATTAAATAAATTGCTAGGAAGCTATTTTTTTGGCATTCGATCTGAAGATGTCGCAGAAAAAACGCATAACCCTTCATTCAGAACACTATTATCCTATTTTGTGAGGCGAAGAAAAGACGCTTATAGCGAACCATTTAAATATTTTTCAACGCAAACACCATGGCAAACTCAAGTATCTATTACTTTTTTAATGGGTTTGAATTGGAAATACGCTCGCGAATGGCAATCGGTAAAAGATAAGGAAAAGGAAATAAAAAGCCTTGAAAAGGCATTAAAGGCAGATACCTTTAGTCATATAGCTGGCTCTCTTGGTGAACTTGAAACAAAAAAGCTCAGGTTGAAATCAAAATCTGAAAACACTAAATCTCAATTAGATGCTTTTCAAGTGCATCCTCAATATAGAGACATAGAAAATGAGGCAAACTCTCTAACACAGCAAATACATGACTTGATTAACACGAGCCTGACTTTAAAAAGAAGGCTAGAAACTTATCAAAAAAATATAAAAGAAGAGGAAGATTTATCCAGCAATGATATTAAAAACGTTTATGAAAAGGCTGGTCTAGAAATTCCAAATTTGATTGTTAAACGCCTTGATGAGGCAATGAATTTTCATAAAGAAATCATCAAAAATAGAACAGACTATTTAGTTGACGAAATTGAGCTTTTAAAAACTAAGATTAAGGAAACAGAATCAACGGTTACCACGCTGAGTGAGAAAAAATCAGAGCTAATGGCAATCCTGAACACACACAAAGCACTTGACGAATACAACCTAATTCAACAAAAGCATCTAAAAACCATTTCTGAACTAGAAAGCATAGAACGGAAAATTGACCTTGTCCGAAAATTTGAGCAGGATAAAAGTGATTTAAAAATCTGGAAAGAAAACCTAAAAAAGTCCGCTCAACAGGATTATTTCGAGCAGGAGCCAACTTGGAGTAATTTAATAACCACATTTAATGAATTTTCAGAACAACTGTACGAATCCCCTGGTAATTTGGTCATTAATATAAACAACTCAGGATATCACTTTGACGTAGAGATTCAGCGTGCCGAAAGTTCTGGTGTGGCATTGATGGAAATATTTTGCTTTGATTTGATGCTAGCAAGTTTTTGGTCAAAAAAAGACTATTCTCCAGGGTTCATATTGCATGACAGCCTTATTTTTGCTGATGTGGATGAAAGGCAAATAGCAAATGCATTAACATTATCTCAAAAGATATCACAAGAGAATAACTTCCAATATATCTGTTGTTTAAACTCTGACAAAGTCCCTCAATCTCTATTACCCGATGGTTTTTTAGATAACCACGTGGTTTTGTCCTTAAAGGACTCGCCAGAATCAGAGTGCTTATTTGGGTTTAGGTTTTAAGTATTTTCACCTTTTAAACATAGGATTTTCTCCAAATCACTTGGATGAAGTGAAACCTTTCTTATTTTCAAAATAGAAAATTGTTCTTTTTTTAATGTTAAAAATTTAGATAAAGCAAATATTAGTGATCAGCAATTATCAGCTAACTACTATCAAAGATATAAAATAAATCCAAATAATAATAATTGAAAATAAATAAATATAGTGCTATATTATATATATAACTAAAGACAAGGGAATAGATTATGATATTACATAATATTGAGCAAAGAAGTGACGAATGGGAAGAGATAAGGAGGGGAAAGTTAACAGCAAGTGATTTTTCTAAAATTATAACAAAAACTGGTAAATTATCATCTCAATATATTGAGGTTTTATATAAAAATTTATCTGAAATTAATACATTTGCAAAAGAATTTTATCCTACGAATTTCTATATGGAAAGGGGTATTGAATTAGAGGATGAAGCTATTATTGCTTATGAGCAAGCCACGTCTTATTTAGTTGACAAGATTGGTTTTATCGAGTCTAAATGCGGATTATTCGGTGTGTCACCGGATGGACTAATTAACGATGATGGTTTAATTGAAGTTAAATGCTTAATGCAAAAAAAACATTTATCGTTATTAGTTGGTGATTATTCAGCAATAAATGAATATATCCCACAAATTCAATTCCAATTATTTATTTCTAAACGCAAATGGGTTGATTTTATTTCATTTAATCCTGATTTTATAGAAAAACAACAAAGAATATTTATAAAGAGGATTTTTGTAGATAATGATTATCATGAATTAATAAAAGTAGCTTTAGAAAAATACAAAGAAAAATTTATTGAGTTAAGTAAAATATTGGGGAATAACAATATATTCTAAAAAAAGGAGATAAAAAAAAATGAATCAAGTTGTATTAATTGGTAACTTAACAAAAGATGTTGAATGTAAAGCGGTGAGCACAGGGGATTTAGTAGCTAGGTTTTCAATCGCTGTTAACAGGGGGAAAGATAACGTTGATTTTATCACTTGCGAAGCATGGGGGAAGCTAGCTGATAATATAAATAACTATTGTAAAAAAGGGTCTAAAGTCGGGGTAGTCGGATCAATAAAAGTAGATAATTATGAAAAAGACGGAGAAAAAAGAACGTATTATAAAATCAATTGTTTATCTGTTGAATTTTTAAGTAAAAAAGAAGGCCAAGATAAAAATAACAATTCTGAATTTTAATATATGTGGGCGGACAAGGGGTATTAACCGCCCACGACAATTATATTATCAAATTTTTAAAAAAATAAAAACTGGAGATTAATGTGGACATAAATAATAAATCTATACTAGATAAAGCAATTGAAATTACATATAGTCGATTAAAAAGTTATGGTGATCCAGTTGAGAATTTAAGCGATATTGCTAATTTATGGAATGCTTATATAAAATCGAGAAAAATTGACACTATAGATAATAACGGGGAATTACTTAGTAACAAAGATGTGTCTATGATGATGATTCTACTAAAAATTTCAAGAGAAACTAATAACACGAAAGAAGATAATTTAATAGATATTGCTGGATATTGTCGACTAGCATCTGTTATAGAAAAATTTGAGGTTATTTAATGTTAATAAAAAGTAATCTATTTAAATTTGGTTATAACTACAAAAATACAAAAAGTAAAATAACGGGATTTCATCAAAATGTATTTTCTAATAAAAAATGTAATATTTACTCACTAAAGCAATTACGTTGTCTTGATTTATTAAAATTAAAAATAAATAGTTTTTTATTTGTAAAAAGATGAGAATAGATTTATCAAATAATTTTGAATTTTATTTAAAAGCATACAATAAATCTTTACTAGAAAAATGTGAAAGAGAATTCAAATTTCATAAAACTAGAAGATGGCGGTTCGATTTTGCTTGGCCTGATTTAAAAATTGCTGTTGAAATTGATGGTGGTCAATTTAAAAAGTTCGGAGGTAGGCATTCACGAGACTCTGACAGAGAGAAAATTAACGAGGCTGTATTTCTGGGGTGGTCAGTCTTAAGATTCTCAGGCGAAATGATAAATCGTGATACTTTAAAATGTATAGATTTACTATCTAATTTAATCAAAAAAAAGGGGTGATGGATATATCTAAGTTAGAATTTTTATTAGTAACATTACTAATATCATTATTTTTTATAATGATAGGTATTAATTTATTATGTTTAATTTATCGTTAATTGTTTATATAAAATAAAAAAAGGAGTAAAAAAAATGATCCCAAAAATTCATAACGGCGGTGAGCCATTTTTAACCGGTATAGATTATAGTAGTAATACCAAGCAATATTCTGTTAATAAACCAGAAAAAAAATCAGATTATATTAGTACGAATAATATTAGTATTAATCCAGTTTTATTATGTAAATATAAAAAAAATGCAATGAATTTTCTTGTTGCTGCTTTAGTGGTCGGTGTTAGTTTTTCGGCAGGGTTTATATATGCCTGTATGGTTAATAAATAGCTATGTGTATTAATAAATTGCTAAAAAGAAAAGATATGGCCGATATCTTAAATATCAATAGTATGACTTTGTTCTTATTAGTTAAAAAAGATAAAAACTTCCCGTTCGTTCGGATTGGGAATAGAATGTTTTTTGACAAAAAAAAAGTGTTGCAATATTTATCTAATAACTATGTTATTGAAGATATTAATAATATAACTCATTTAATTAATATTAAAGAATCCGCTAAGATATTTAGAATAAGCGATCAAGCAATGAGAAAATTAGCACGTGAAGACTCTAGATTACAGTATTTCAAAATAGGTAGTTTGTACAGGTTCTCTAAAGATAGTTTATTTAAGTACCTAGAAATAGTTTCTCGCGATAAATAATCTTTTTTAATATTGTTAAATACAAATAAGTGCTATTGATTATTGTTAAATTTAATTATAAAATATATACAATAAAAGCAAGGTGGTAAAAATGAAAACTAAATTGATATGGGTAACCCCTGATTCTGAAAAATTAATTGCTTATTGTGCTAGAGTAAGCAATCCAAAAAACCAAGATAATGAAGATTATAAAAATTTATTGCAATATTGTATTAAAAATAAACATTGGTCTATTTTTGAGATGGCGAATATGTGTGTTGAGATTGAAACAAGTAGGGCAATTTCTGCACAAATATTAAGGCACAAATCGTTTAATTTCCAAGAATTTAGCCAACGCTATGCCAAGGTTCAAGATTTTGAATTATACAATGCTCGTAGACAAGACGAAAAAAACAGACAAAATAGCATTGATAATTTAAGTAAAAAAACAAAAGAATGGTTTGAATTAACGCAAAAAGACGTCCAATGTATTAGTATGACTGCATATCATGATTCATTAAAAAAAGGGATCGCAAAAGAACAAGCAAGATTTTTGCTACCTATGTCTATTAGCACAAAATTGTATATGAGTGGTTCTATTAGAAGCTGGATACATTATCTAGATTTAAGATGCGGGAACGGTACACAAAAAGAGCATAAGGAGATAGCCGAAAGTATTAAAAAAATATTTATAAAAGAATTCCCAATTTTAAGCGAATCATTACAATATTAAATAATATTTACAATAAAAAGGATTAACCAATGGATAGTTTAGACAAGATTTTTGAAGGACAAAGAGAATTAAATAAAAAATTAGTTCCGTTTATTGAAGAAGAATTAAAAACTGTTGATGGTAAACTAGAATGGATATTTAAATTTAAGCTTGCTATGGATCAAGAAATCGCTGAAATGGCTGATTGCTTGCCTTGGAAATGGTGGGCAAAAAACAAACCAATTGATTACCAAAATTTAAAAGTTGAGCTTGTAGATATACTTTTTTTCTGGACTTCTATTTGCTTATCAGCTGGATTTTCAGCAAAAGAAATGAAAGAAGCTTACTTTAAAAAGCTAATATTAAATCATAAAAGAGCGGACAATGGTTATAAAGATGGTACTTATAGTAAATATGATAAAAACGGGATTGAAGATAATAGATTTATTTAAATTATTCTTATTTATAGTAAATAAATATAAATAATAATAGTTGACAATAAATATATATCAGTATATATTATATATATAAAAACAAGGGAGCTAATACAATGATAAACACATCAAATTTATTTAAAACATCACATTTATGGAAACAAAAAAAATACAAGTACGCAAAAGAATCTGATTTTCATATAGAAATAGCTAAACAATTAAGTGAAGATTATGAGGGATTAATCTCCGATATTATATTAGATCATATTTTACTTGAAGATTATGAAGAGAATATATTTAAATCAGATATACCACTATGTAAAAAATTAAAACTAACTAAAATAACTAAAATGGATGTAGAGCAAGTAAATAGTATTTTATATCAAGACTACGAGTTATTTATTGAAAAAGATCATTTAGAAATTCAAGAATTATATTTAAATTCATATTGTTAAGAATTTATAAATAAAATAGGGGGGGGAAATGGGCATAGATGAATTTAAAGATTTTTTTAATAACAAGGAGTAAATAAAATGAATACAATAAATCATACAAATTTTCTAGGATATCATAAATCTCTTTTTAATATTCAAGAATTCGGGGCTAAACAAGAAAAGATTTCTAAAAATTTAACAGATATATTTGTTGAATTAAATGAAGAGTACGAAAGATGCGGAAAGAAATTAACAGACACTTTTTTAACTAAATGTGAAGAGTTGATTAAACTGCATTATACTGACGAACAATATCCGTATGTTTTCGGCCACATTATTCTCGCAATATTAAAAGTAAGAAGTAGTGCCGATGTTGATTGTTCTGAAGCAATAATTAATATTGATGAGTAAATAATTAAAAATGTTTAAAAAGAAAAGATAAAGGGTAAATATATAATAACAATAAAAAAGGGGTTAAAAATGATTATTCAAATAACAACAATATTAACTATCATATTACCAATAATTTTAACTATAAGTATATTCTATTCGTTAAGACAAGAATTAAAAAATAAATATATAAAATAGTGCTTAGTGTGTGTGTAGAAAGCTTGAAATCTAAAGTTAAGATATTGGTTAAGATAATTGATGAGAGGACTAAGCACTAGTTATATATATAATATCATATTTATAAATTATTTAAAAAATCATTTAATATATTTGTGATATTCTCGTTATTGTTTTTTATCTCTAAATCTAATCGTTTTAAATTTTCATTCATTAAATTAATCGATTTAATATAAGAGTGATCATTCCTTGAAAATTCCTTTGTTAATTTTCCGATTTTCTCTTCTATATCAGATAATCTTATTGCAAATAAATCAATAAATACATCTTCTTTTTTATTAAATAGTTTATAATCTTGTCTTATTTGATTTACTTCATTAGTAAAATATCGTATTAACTCAATAACGTCTTCGGATTTCATTTATCAAAATTTTCAAATTTAGCCTTGTGTCTTTCTACTTTAATATTAACTTCATTAACAATATCTCTTATTTTTAATAATTCAGTATGCATCATTTTTGTTTGATTATCTAACGCTTGTTTGAATCCGCTAATCATTTTATTTAAAGCCTCTTTTTTTACAAATTGCTCTTTTAATAGTGACAGTTCATAATGATGGCGCTCTTCTAGTTTATCAATATGATTAGATACAGAAATTAATTTTGATTTTATATAATTTTTAATATAAATATTATATAAATATAGAAGTGTACAAATTAATATTATTACAAAAATACTTAATTTTGGGTCAGCTAACAATAACTTTATTATTTCACTAGACATAATTAATCACTAATTTTTATTTTTAATTTTTCGATTTCTGAAACACGTTGATCTAATATTTTAATAATTTTATCCTGTAAATCATTTTTAACTTTTCTAGGTAAGAATTTATCTATAAATCTATTATCAAGTTGTAAAATAACTTCATCACATAGTGAATATAATTTTAAAATATACTGATCTGGTTTTGCTTTAGCGTATATTATTTTATAAATTTGATAAAAAATAATACCAGTACTAGCCCCTATGACTCCATTAATTGGGTTTGTTATATAATCTAAAATATTAACTCCAAAAATTTCCATATATTTTACTCCTAAATCAATTCAATATGAGGCAAGTCTTCGAAATTATTCCAAAACCCACCCCAATCTATTTGTATATCTAATTCCCTGGACGCTTTTAAAAAAGCTATTGCGACTTCCAGCATATAACAACGTTCGTAAGTTACTTTTCCTACGTATGCAAAAAAATCTAATGCTTTTCCAAATTGATGCTTACTTTTTTTATGTCTACCGTCACATTGACTTTTCCCATTTAAAAAAAACTGGTGTTGCGTAAGCTCATCACGTAACCCACCAGCCGAAGGGATCCCAAAGTCAACTCTACTGTATTTTAACGCTAAATGCGCAAGTTTGATTAGTTTTTTATCAATCCCTTCCATATTTTTTAATGAAGTTTTACTAAATTTAAAATTATTATGCACTTGTTACAGCTTCCCAACTTCCTGTATAAACATTTACTTTATTTGTAGTTGTATTATATACCAATAACCCTAGTGCTGGACTAGTTATTGCATCTCTTTGCGTCGTAGTCATATTAGGTAATCTAAGACCCTGTGTAGTTGACTGTACGTCTAATATTGCAGTTGGAGCTGGTGAGCTAGTGCCTATGCCCATATTTACCCCAGTTATCCTAGAAACTTCCAACGGTGTGCCACCGTTTTCTATGACAAACGCTAAGAATCCGTCTGTCGTAGTCGCACTATGTCCGGACACTATACGTTGAACTACTCTATTATTATTCGATGCAAAAATAACTTGAGCAAAAGTATTAGCAGACGTGTTTGTATTTGAAAGACGTAAGGTCGCCCCATTCCCTGGTTGTCCTCCAACTGTAGCGGAATTATATACAGTAGATTCACTTGTTTCTATATCTAACATTGAACTCGGTGAACTCTTACCGATTCCAACTTTACCTGAGCTATCAAATGCTAATTTCTGTGATCCACCAAGAGATAAACCTAAACTATCAGAACCTACTCTATAAAACCCTGTATTTGTATCGCTTGAAAATGCCATACCAGGAGTGCTGGCGCTACCGTCCGATGATAAATGCTTACCGTCTGTTGTCATCCAGGATACCCAATCAGAATCGGCACTATTTCTATATTTAAATAAAGAATTAGTTGTATCCGCCCATATCATATACGGTGATGTTGTGGTTGGAGCAGAGGCCCCTGAATTACTAGACAATATAGCACTAAAAACATTATTTAAATCAGTTCTTGTGTTTGGGAATGTTTGATTTGCAATATTATAATCGTGTTGTGTCATTATTTAACTTCCTTATTATTTTAAATATTATTCAATTCATTTTCTATTTTCTTAAATTCTATCTTATCCTGTTCAAATTGCTTAGAATCATTAAAAATAGAATCTAATTTATTAATCACATTAACTCTATCATTTGATTTATTTTTATAAAACTCTTCTTTTAATATAGATAATATTTTTTGCTTCGCATCTTCACTAATAAAATTATTATTACCAATAGACATGAATAAATTATTGTTTTTTATCTGTCTATCTATATCTTTGAATAATTTCATTTCTTTATGTATCTTATCAATTAGTTGACCTTTTTTAAGTTTATTTAATAAAAAACTTTCATCAAATTCAACGGATACTTCTGGAAGTGTAGGTAAAGGTGTCTCTCCAGTATTGTTATCTATAATATATTTCATAATTAAACCTTTCTTTAATACCCCTTCGCAAACCAGCTTACATTTTTAGCAGAATAACCAGCCCCATGTTTTACCCCAATATCGAAGCTTGTTTTAGTTATATTTTCAATTACTATATAATCGCTAGCTGTAGTCCCATCTAATATAGTTCCCCCAACCGATGGGATAGCCTGGAATGTCTTGTTAAAATTTACTGTTGTCATACCAGCCACAGTCGTAGTCAAATCACCAGTATCTACGATATCAGGCATATCAACAGTCACACTTAGGCCACTTATTAAAATATTGAAATTACTTTTTTCTGATTCACAAACTATTTTAAACTTAAATGCCCTAGCATTATAATCGCCTGTGAAAAATTTTCTATAACTAGACCAAGTTGGGCTAGAACTAGGGTCATCATCTGTTGTTGATATGTAAGGCGTAACTTTTATTGGGTCGTTGTCATCCCCATCAAATTTACCACTCGCACTATCAAATAAGCCAGGGTAATCATCAAAAGAATTCCCAGGCTCATCAATAGTAAATTCTGTTGATAAATAAATTCTTGATGTAGATACAACACCAGTATCTATATAATCACTAAATTCATATTCACCGCTCGTCACAAATCCCGACCCCCCGCCACCATCAAAACTGCCGATTGCGTCATCAAAATTACCAGATAAACTATCAAATAAAGATACGCTATCAAATGATAGATCAGACCCACTAACATTCATATCTGTTTTTGTCCCTGTAAAAGTTGGGTTTTCTGTTAAAGTTTCAATAACATTCATTTTAATCAGTGTAGGGCTATTTGTTATAATTGTAGTAGCTGACTCTGATACATTCCCTTGGCTATCCCTAGCTTTAATTAAATATGTACCGCTTAATAAAGGTGCAATTACGTGTGTATCTTTACCACTGATTTCTGGTATTAATAAATTGGAGCTTTCCCAAGTTGCCCCACTCGTTAGTGGAGAATGTTTTAATATGATTGATCCCCCGAAACGAACATCAATATCTTGTACTAAATCCCAACTTAAATAAGCGTTATTATTCACTACATTTAATGAAAAATTTGAGATGTCAGACGGGATATCTGTTAGCCCATATATTTCTTGTGCTTTTTCAACATAATCACTATATGAATTTGTTTCTGATATAGATTTAACTCTAAATAAATAAGTATCTGCTTTTATATCGTTAACTTCAAAGCTATTTGATTGTGTTCTACCCAAAATTATAAAATTAGGTTCATTTATTTGTTTGTACTCTAATTGATATGATCTTGTGAATGCGCTAGGAGAAGGATCGAAGCTAATAATAGCTCTGGTTTTGACGGCTGCTCCGTTATTCGTCACATAATTTTCCTCTGATATTTCTACATTTGTCGGTGGCCACATCTTATTTTTATCAGGTAATTCTAAATTACTCCCAATTTCAGGCACTGAATAATCGTCTGTTGAAAAGTCATAAAGCGAAGATACTTCGTATTTTAAAGTTATATTAAAAAGTCCATTCTCTATTCTTTCTATATTAATAACTCTATATGGTCTAGAAGAATAACTAAACCTAGGTAAATCAAGATATATCATATCATTTGGAGTTAATTGAACAGATATCATTTTACAAGTTAAATTAATTAATTCATTTGATCTATTTAAATTTAAAAATGTTGATGCAAGGCGTTGTGCTCTTTCTATATTTGTTTGAGATTGTAAATCAATCTCCTTTACTATTTCAAAATTATTATCATTTGATTTATATGTTTGGTTCACAAAAGTTGGTGTATTTGTTGGTGAATAATCGTTATCAGCATTCAAATAAATTCCAGTCACACCGTTAAATTTCTGATCTAAATTTATATTAGTAGTTAAATTAACAGAATCAACAATCCATGAATCATCAATTGTTATAGTCGGTGTACTGTAAGCCCCTGCTATTATTATATATTTGCCGTCAACATAAACTAATGAACCCAACATACTAAATAGAATTTTGTTTATATTATCAATAACGGGGTCTTCTGTTGATAGCAATAAATCACACGTGTATCGCTCTTGTGTTCCGCTGGTAACATTAACTAATTCATCGCATATATTAGCCGAAGATATTACATAATCATCGTCAATATCTGACTCTGATATATGATTACCTGCACCATACCCAGATATTAAATAATCTCGTAATATCAAAGCAGGATTTCTTGTATAAATAGTTGTTGAACTTCTTGGGTCATAGCATTTTTTGCCCTCAACTACACAATTTATATTAGGTATATTAGAAAAGCTTTCTGGATGATATCTTAACCTTGCATATATAAAAGATATATCATTCATAAAACTATCTATATTACCGAACTCACTATCAGCTATCACCCTAGTTCTAATTGGTAAAGGACTATTTTCTGTTGGTTGATATCTATAATACTCCTCAAATCCTGCCTTAGCTAATAAATTAAGCTCAATTTGGTCTTCTGAATTCAGCGTATTGAATTGTGGGTTTAGTCCTTTTTTTATCACAAAAAAAACATTTGATGTTATATCTATAACCTTATTAGCTTCAACTTTTCTATCTATATTTGTTGCTGAAATGCTAGCACCAACAAGCGTTCCTGCGTGATTTTTAAATTCTGGAGTAAACTGTAATGTTCCTTGCCCATTTACATCTGAATCTAAATCAGCTGTTAATGTAAACACTTGTAGCTCTGTGTAACTATTACCAGTTCCGTTATATCCTGAAGTTATACCAGAAATCGTGAATGTGTCTCCGATTTCTAATAATGATGTGGTATTAGGTATTAAGTTATATGCTGTCAGTGAGTTTGTAGTTGTATCTGATAGTGTATTATTATATTCATTTATATATGCTTCACGACTATTTATAGAACCATCTAAATTAATTTTATTATATTTATCATCTGTAACTTGGAATATATTGGAATAACTATTGAATGATGAATAATTAATAATCTCATCATTAAAATATATCTGTGATACATTATTTATTTCGTGCCCAGTTAATGCAATAATAGTATGATAATATAAATTTTCATTTGGTTTTATAGTTTCTATCGTCTCAGTTCCAGGTATATAACCTTCATCAGTTACATTTCTATATACTACTGCTCCACCAATTCGACGCTTACCATACAAAATCTTATGAGGCGTAATTGATCCATCTGTATTTGATTTAATACCAGTGATCAACTCTGAACTAATGTTCTCTAACGGTTTTTGGAACGCTTGTGATATTGCATAATTTATACCAGCTAAAAAAATAGCACCATATATTGATGCTAGAATCCCACCGCCTGCTGATGCTACACCTGCTGACACTGCTATAGCAGCTATAGATGCAGCTACTTGTGGCATTTATAAACCCTATCTACATATTTTGTCTTAATAAAATTATATCCTTTTTTACCTAAAAAAATACTATTAATTCCGTCGCAAAGACCCAATCCACCTTTATATAAAACTATATCTCCTCGACTCGCATTTTTATTATCAATTTTAATTAAATTATCATCGCAATAACTCATAATACTATTGTAACCCAACTCATTTAGCTTTTCTATGTAATCCAATTTACGAGAATAACCACTTAAAAACTCATCACCAATACTTGTTTTGTATAATCCTTTTACAAATAAAAAACAGTCGAATTTACCGTATTTAAAAGATTTGTTTTTATTTTCATCTAAATAACTATAAAATAAAGAATTAAATTCTGACAACGCTAAACCCACTCCCCCAAACTATATTCTGATTCGATAATTGATCTACATATTTTAATGCACTATCAAATGGGTGCCTTGTTGTTTGATCCGGCAAATTATATCTTCTAATATTTGGCTTTGTTAATAAAAATAATTTATTGACTGCTGTCAGTAATATTTCACTTTCTATACCACTAGATATCGTCATATTATCTAATAATCCACTAAAAATTTTAACTGGTGTATTTATTTGATATGTAGATAAATTTAAATTAGTTACATATATATCAATTGTTTTATACTGATAATTCGTGCCTAAAGCTTGTGAGATTATTGAATTATTAATACCACTTAGACTGATACTGATTTTTTCTACATTTAAATCTTGTCCTGAAATTATCGAGCTTATTTTACCGAAATCACCAATACCTGTGTATGTATTTGAATTATAATCAATATCACCAACATAATTATGAAGATACAAAGGTGTGTCCATAGCTATATCAACTAAAACAACCTCTATTAGGTTATCTTGTTCAAATGCTGTTAGAGTAGTAGAGTTGACATCTCTAGTCATTAAGAAAAAACCTCAGTAGCTTGTATAATGATTGGCGAACTTATAAAACTTCTATTTAAAGAAATACTTACTGCATCAGTTAACAATACCATCTCGCATTTAGCATTATTAACAGTGATCGCCCCATTGTCACTTGGTGAATTTCTCAATGGTGGTTCAAACTCTAAAGTAGCATTTCCGCTACCATCACTATCAATATCATTAGTTATAATTTTAAGCTCATTATTTACTGAAAAATAATCACCCTTTTTTAATATACCAGTTTGGGAACTTGTCCAGCCGTCTGTTACTAATGTATTCCCAGTTTGGCTACCTCCATTAACTAAAGGGGTTCCAGTTCCGACTCCCCTAGGTGACGTGGCGTTAGGGTCATAAGCATAAAAAGTGTTTAATCTTCCATTTAAATTTGCAAAAAATGCTTGCCACTCTGAATAATCCGCACGTTTTAATGGAGGAAGCTCATACTGTGCTACCCATCTTGCCCCACTCGTTGCTTTTCTTTGTATCTGACTTGTTAATGAATTGCCATAAACTTGTGTATTCCAACTCAAGTAAAAACTTGATGATGTAAAATTAGCATTAGGCATATTAATAGTCATTTTATATTAAACTCCTCTTATTACTTGTCTAGCTCTACCCCCCCTTGATATCGCATCAAGTGTAGATATTTTCGCTTGTTCTGCAATTGCTGGGGCTTGGCTAGCTACGACTGCCCGAACTTGGCTATCATCTATTCCAGTCAACGGCTGTATTGTTTGATTTATTGTTATATTTTGTCCGTTACCATAAGATTGAATTCTAGCTGTAGGCTGCATAACTGGGGCGCTTGTTTGTTGTATATCCGGTGCTTGTGTTGTGTTTCCTCTACTTGTAAATATATCAGTA